TTCATAATCCAATTACTATTATAATCACCTTTATTACATTGACCAGCCATTCCACAATTATAACAACTAGACATTTTATCCCAGCTATTTGCTCCACCACGACCACCAAGTGCACAGAAATTTGATAAGCCATCTCCTGTGACATATGATATACAACCATCTCTACAAGCTGAACAGCAATGACAACAACATGAACAATCTGATGTTCCTGCTGCACATAAAGTATATTGTGAAGAACCTGCTGTAAATTCACTATCCGAAGCAAGTAGATATTGCATAGCATAGTTTCCACCTTGTCCGCCCATAGGAACATCGTGGTCACCACCAGATGAAGCACCGGGTCCACCACCACTTAAAATTTCAAACTTAACCATCTGTACACCAGATGGTACAGTCCATTGCAAACAACAACCGCCATTCTGCTTAGTCCAATGTTCTCTATTAAAAATAGTAAACTCTTTTACTACTGGCGTTGGTGCCGCGGCAGCACCCATGAGTGTTTTAAAACTGACTACTGCCATGATTTCTCTCCTTTAATATATTGACTCATTGATATGTTACCTTAACCAATCCACCACCACCCCAAACAGCTACACATCCTGTACTAGTATTTCTTTGTTGACCGCCTCCACCTCCACCCGGAAATGAACTATGTGATTGACAACAGGATATTCCACCATGACAAGAATGCCCTCCTACCATAGCATCTAAACCTCCACTAGAAAATGGTCCTCGTGGTGAACCAGCCCATGACCAATTTTCTTGGCAACAACCATAATTTACCATTATACCTCCCGGTGAACCCGAAAAACCATAATCTGCACCACAATAGCCGGGCATAATTTGCCAATGAGCCCAAGGTCCATTATAATTACTAAGTGTACATTGTGAACCATTAATATAACAATTATAACAACTAGACAACATATCTGTTTGTGTAGTACCACCTTCTCCACCCATTGCACAAAAATTATATAATCCATCTCCTGTTGCATATGAATGGCAACCATGCCTACAATTCCTATGACAACTACAACAACATGAACATTGTGAAGTTCCTGCTGCACATATAGTATAAACAGATTCATTACCTGCTGTGGAACAAAAATCTGGCATCATTTCCATAGCCGTTATAACACCACCCGATATAGTTGAACATACTCTACCACCTTGACCATTATTACCAATGAAATTTTCACTAGGACTGCCTTGTGCAGCTGTTCCAACAAAACAAACATCTGGTTGTGTGCTATATGATGATCCACCATTCGTAACAGTAATAGCACCTAACTTACCAGTGGACAGATCGACTGCCACGGTGGCTGATGCTGATGAACCTCCTCCACCTGATATACATACTGTTGGAGTACTATACCATCCTCCACCACCAGGAGTAGTGTTAAGAGTTCTAACTGCATAAGCCCCACCTTGTCCTCCTACCCCCGAATCATGGTCTCCTCCCGTTGAACCACCGGGACCTCCACCACCTACTAATTCAAATTTTATTGAAGATGTATCAGTTGGAACAGTCCATTCGATACAACAACCACCATTAGTTACTGACCACCATTGATCGTTATAAACATGAAATGTTTTAGGTGAGGATGAGGGCGGCGGTGGTGGTGCTGGTGCTTGCCAAGCTAAAAGATCAGTTAAGTCTACCATAAATTTATCCTACGTTTGAAATATTTTCTATTTGTTTAAGTGCATCTGCATCAGCATCTGATCTATCTTTAATCCAAACAACATCATCTTTATCTGAATCCTCAGAATATCTATTCTCTATTGTTCCGGGTTCTCTTGGAAAAACAATAAATTCATTTGGTACGTCTGCCCAATCAGCAGGTAAATCTCGCAGTTTCTGTCGCCAATCTAACCACTCTTGTTTCATAGCCGCTGGCATATCTTCATTAAACATATTGTCAGAACCACTTAAATGTCCATTTCTAATTGCTCTAACACTATCATCAGTACGATCTTCTGTTGTCCCAGTTCTATATTTTAAAGGTTTCCATGTACCAGTAGCTGGATTATATGCATTAATTGCTATATCCTGTTTAGCATAAACTTCCATAATATGTGAAGGATCAGCTATAATTTTATTGTCTTGATCGGCAGGTCCACATTCAACTTCATAAAGTTTAGGTTTCTTAAAACAAAGTCCGGCGCATACATCACCATGACGTTGTGCTTCATGGTCTTCATGTCCACCTTTAGTCGCTAACATCCCAGCACGTAATGCCATTTCATCACTTTCAGTAGCATCTAATTCAACTGCATAACAATCAAGTGGCATAGGGCGTTCTGTCATATCCTCTGCATCCCAAACATGCATAATATCATTTTTACCGTAATCTTCACCTTCTGTCTTATCTGTTTTAGATAACCATAAAATTAATTTACTAGGGCCATGGTATACATCTGTTGAGGTTTTACCTTCAGAGTCATCCATACTATGGCGTTGATTAGGAACTTTATATGTTATGGTTTTTTTAATCCAAGCCATTTATTTTACTCCTTTAACAAATTGTTTTAACATTAGCTTATCCTCATCAGTTCTATCTGCAATTTTTATATATGGTTGATCTGGATCATCCAACATTGTGTCTGGTGAATCATCGTTTGGTGCTCTTGGTTCTCTAATTAAATCTACAGGTACATCTTTCCAATCTTCTGGTAAATCTCTTAATTTTTTACGATAATCTAACCATTTATCTTTTAAGTCAGCAGGCATATCCTCATTTACTGAATTGTCCGACTCCCCTAAGGCATGATTACGTTTGGCTCTTACTAAATCCCATGTCCACGAATCAAATCCATCATCAGCTCGATTGTCAGTATAATTTTTAAAATGGTTAATATATTGTAAAGGTAACCATTTTTCACCATCCCAATCATCTACAGGAATACGATAAACTTCACGAACATCAGTAGGATCAACAAGTCTAGCATTTGGTTCAGTATCAGGACCGACAGCAACTTCATAAAGTTTTGTTATTGGAATACCACCCCATAACAACATCATTCGTAATATATTTTCACTTGTATCAGAATTAAGCATCATTCTATATAAGTCTAATGCAAGTGGTCGATCTGGTTCCTCATCGGGATGGTAACTATCAACAACTTTATGAGTTTCTTTGTCCATATATAATACTAATCTAGAAGGACCCGTATAGGTCATTTTAGATGTCTTACCTTCGGAATCATCCATCCCGAATCTTTCGTTTGGTATTTTATATGTAACTTCTTTTATTATTTCTGGGAAAGCCATTATATCTCCATTATTGATAAGTTACCTTAACCATTCCACCTGCACCGAAAGCACCATATCCACACTGATCATCATCTGAGAAAGGAGCTCCTCCGCCGCCTGGCCAATAGCTATGAGCACTACAACAAGCTATATTACATGTACAATAATCACCAGAGATATAATTGGATGAAGAAAAAGGTCCAGTAATCGATCCGGGTCCTACAGACATATCACTATTACAAGAATAACCTTTTTGAACATAACCCGCAGTTCCTGCAAAGAATTGGTCATAACCAAAACCACAAGTACACGTGGTTCGTTTCCATCCACCATTATCATAATCATGACAACATTGTCCGGCCATGAAACAATTATAACAACTACAACGAGTATCACAAAAATGAGTTCCGCCTGTTCCACCTAATACACAAAAATTTATATCAGCATCTTGATATGTTCCAGTAGTTGTACCTAATCCCGGTCCATTTACATATGATGGACAACCATGCCTACACGGAAAATCCTGACAACAAAGACAACATGAACATTCTGATGTTCCTGCTGCACATATAGTATAAACTGCGGTTCCAGTATCTATATTCGGTGATATTACACAAGTTCCCTCTTGACTTACACATGGCCTGTTAGAACCATTGGTGGTACAACAAGTACCACAAGTAAATCCACTTTCACCAGCACCAGACCTTGTTTCATAATTACTTCCACCTTTTAAGCATGTGCCAGAAGCATATATAGATTTAGAAGCGTAATTTCCTCCCGCTCCTCCGGTTCCCCAATCACTTGATGACTGCCCGTCGCCGGGTCCACCACCACCTATAATTTCAAATTTAATAAAAGTTGTTTTTGCAGGTACTGTCCATTGTAAACAACAGCCACCATTATTAGCATTCCAATGATTGGAATTGAAAATATAAAATTCTTTTACAGGTGGTGTTCCTGTGGGATGTATCGATACAAGTAATTCGCTTAAGTCAACCATTGTTTTTGTTCTCCAATTATCCTGTTATTATCCAACCATTAGTTGCATTATGATAAATTAACATTTTAGAAACATCACTAATATTTATCGTAACATCTGCAGCTTGTCTATGTATGTTTTTTCCATTACCGGCAAGTGTTAAGTTATTAGTAGCAAATGTTCCTTTAG